GTTCAACCGCGACCACACTCACGGCAACACCAAAAGCCGGTAAAGCGCCGTACCGTTTGCAGTGGTACAAAGACGACAAGCAGGTCGTTAACGTGCCTGACGGTGGCGAGAAGCTGAAAGTTACAGAGGCCGGGAAGTACTGGGCTGTCGTGACCGATGCCGACGGTAAACAGGCGGTGTCAAAAGCCGCCGAGGTTAAGCCGAAAGCAGAGTAAAGAAAAGCCCCTTACGGGGCTTTTTTATTTAACCATTCTTCAATTGTCGGGGGCTTTACGGCCTCTATGGCTCCTTTCAAAACAGCGCAACGATTACGCAATACCACAGCTTTTCTTTCATCCTCGGATAGCCCGCGGCAGTAATCTGCTTCAAGAATCTGCCGGGTTAGTTCCGGATATTTGACTTTGAACTTTGGCACGTTACACGCCAGGTTTGTGCTGTCTGCCGTTGTCAGTGGGTAGTTACCTAAAACGCGACCATCTAACATACGAAGACCATGTATCTGTGTCTTAAAATTCTTCCTTCTGAATATCCAGTCAAACGCTTCATTCATTCTTTTATGCCAGCGGGCCGTACGTATAGTTGCGTATTCACCAGAAGACCCGAAACATACGCGAGGCCATTCTGCACAAAGGTCTTCTAACCGAATTAGACTTTCGTGCAGGTGCCATACAGGGGCTGCTTTATCCCTGAACACCTTCGGCATACGACGGATTAGCATATCATTATCTAGCTCACCACCTTCAACTACATCAGGTATTATGAAGAAAGTGAGCTTTGGGTTGTCATAAACGTCATCCAGATCCTGGTAGAATTTATGCCAGTCAGGTTTCTCACCATTCTTCCAGAAAGAAAAAGCGCCATTATCAAGCATCACTTCGGATGCGTATTCCAGCGACGCTTTTAACTGGTCCGGGCGGTAGTGCGAAACGCAAGCTCCCGCCCCTGTAACAGCAATACGATGCACAGAACCTTTATCACCCCATACAGGCGTTCCGTGGAAATGTCTTATCATTTTACCCCTCGCAATAACCAGGACCAGATGGCCCCGCCAAAAACCTTAGCCACAAACTGACCGACCACAACCCAAGGCATAAAGACCCCAAAAGCAATCAACGGGAACACAACAGAATCCACCGCAGACGACGCAATATTGCTGCCGTTTGATTTGACCATCCACGGCATTTTAATTAGTACATGATATACTGTTGCGTCAGCGGTAGCTGCCAGTGCAAAGGCCGCCACACTCGCGACAGCTATCATGTTTGTAGCCGGGTTTACCGCGAAACTGATAGCACCGGCAACCGCGATTAGCCCAAACATTTTCAGCACCCCAACCCTCTCATGCAACTTGTCCCGTATGACAAAATCAAGACCAATAAACAGGAATGCGTTAACCGGAGTGACCACTGGGCCAAATAAATGGACCGAGAAGTTAGCGGCGCAGATTGCCGTAATGTAGATAATAGCCAGCATTATTAACGACCCCAGTTACGAGCTGCATTAAGCGCAAGTTCAATTGTTTCAGGGAATACGCCTTGCTCTTTAGCCATCTGACGAAATGCCCGGCGCTTCTGGCGTTTGTCCATACCATAACTGCAATAAATGTTCATGGTGATGCGTTTTTGAAGTTTCATTTGTGCCCTCCTGTTTAAGTTACACCAAGCATAGCCAATCCCGAAATATTACGCAACTATTATTCCAATTATTCCACGATAAAAATAAAATGGAATAAATTATTCCAAAAGTGGACTATTCCAAATTATTCTGATAACCTCACTTCGTTCTACGAACGCCGCAAGGCGCCCGTAGCGAGGTGCCTCCGGCACAACGAGCATTCGGGAGACCGCGCGGAAGGGTCGAGGTTTGTTACGAGTCGCGCAGAATCAACGGACACCTTATCCCTCAATGACTTACGGCAGCAATGATTCTTAGTGTGTTGCCGCAAAGTAATGGTGTGGGGTTCGCTTTAGGCTACCCCCACTGTTACGAGGGGTTGGGAGACAACATGAATCTGAAGGTTTATTTATTGACGTGTGCCGCTGCGGTCCTGCTTGTAATCGGGTCCTACTACAACGGGCACAGCAATGGCTGGAAAGAAGGCCGAGCCGCTCTGGTAACGCAACAGCGCCAGCAGGCCCAGGCTAAGCTGGAGAAGCAAGTCAGACGGCAGCAACATAACGACACCCGCGCCGCCGCCGCCGAACAGCAGGGCGCCGCCCGCACCGTAACTATCACTCAGGAAGTTGTTAAGTACATCCGCACCCCAGGCCGGAATGTCTGCACGTTCGACGAAGCGCGCGTTAAGCTGAAACAAGCCGCCGTCGATAACGCCAATCACATCGAAGGCTACGACCATGAATAAATTATTCCTGTTGGCTGTAATAATTGGAATAACGGGTTGCGCGCCGGAATACACGCCTAACACGCTGCCGCCGGTCGAACCGCAGCTAATGACTGCGCCGTGTAAGTTAGGCGCTGCCAAAGCAGATGCTGATGAGGATTTGTCTGTGGACGTGCAGAACGCGGAATGCGTGCGCCAGCTCAGGCTGAAGGTGTACCGGTTGCAGGACTGGATTCGTAACGTAACAGAATGAGAAAAGCCCCTTGCGGGGCTTTATACTTTAATTCTTAGCGGCGGAGGTAATGCCTTTAAACGTCAAGCTGGCTAAGCCATACATCACCGCCGTAGCCCAAAACCCTGATAAACCAAGCAGAATGAACAAAAGAGATGGCTTTAAGATAGCCAGTAATTTTGACCCTTTATTCGCATCGCTGAGTGATTCTTTAACTTTAGCTTTCTGTTCGTCATTACCAGCGGCCATGACCAGCAGAGTAATAAGGACTAAAACTACAGTTAATGCTACAGCAACCCAGGACACCGCGACCCCAAGACCCGCTACAGAATTGTTGTTATATGCAAAGCCGTAAGCAAGTGAAGCGACAGCGGTGATATAAAACAGGTTTGCGACGATTTTAGCTTTCATGGTTTGACCCCTTTCTGCGAACAACCCTGTGTTGTTCTGTGAATCTGATATTAGAACAGTAATATAACAGTGTCAATAGGAATAGTTGCCTTCTCCTGTGGAATAATTTATTCTTGACAGTGTAAAGCCGGGTGGCCCGGCTACTAACGTCCAGGGGACATACTGACTATGAATCGTTTTTTACGTTTTCCGCTCATGAACGAAGCGGGCGAAGAAGATAAACCAGCAGGCGGTGCAGCTCCGCAGACTTTCACACTGGAGCAGGTTCAGCAGATGATTGCTGACGAGGTTGCCGGCCTGAAGGCGAACAATGAAGCGCTGCTGACCGAGAAGAAAGAAGCAGCACGCAAGGCCAAGGAAGCCGAAGAAGCACGCCAGCAGGCGCACCAGGAAGCGCTGAAGTCCGCCGGCAAGATGGATGAGTTCGAAAAGACGATTCGTAGCCAGTATGAACCTGTACTGAAAGAGAAAGAAGAAAAGTATTCTGCGCTGGCTAACCGTGTACTAGGCAGCGAGCGTAAAGCGGTACTGAGTAGCTTCGCAGGTGACTTCATTACGCCGGAAGCGGTAGACATCCTGGCACCGTTTGTTCGTACAGAATTTGAGGGTGATGACGTAGTTACTAAATTCGTCGGTCCAGACGGTAACGTGATTACTACTGACCCTGAACAGTTCCGCAAGTATCTGCGTGAACACAAAGCATTTTCGCATCTGATTAAAGCAAATGCGGCATCCGGCGGCGGGGCTTCCGGTGGCAAAGGCGGCGGGGCCGCGAAAACGTTTAGTGAAATGACCGAAGCGGAGCGTCTTGAGTTGCACCGCACCAATCCAGCCGAATTTAAACGGCAACTTGAAGCCCTGAGGAAATAATAATGGCTATTACCACTATTGGCGATATCGTAACCGGTAACGAACCTGTCCTACTGTCCTATATGACCCAGGACCCGGTAGAGAAAACCGCGTTCTTCGAATCCGGTATTCTGACCCCAACTCCGTATGCTGCCGCTATCGCTAACGGTCCGTCCAACCTGGCTAACATTCCTTTCTGGAAAGCCATCGACACTTCTATCGAGCCTAACTATTCGAACGACGTGTACCAGGACATCGCGACCCCGCGTAACGTGCAGACCGGCGAGATGATGGCGCGCGTAGCGTACCTGAACGAAGGTTTCGGCCAGGCCGACCTGACCGTCGAACTGACCAGCCAGAACCCGCTGCAATCCGTGGCTAACCGCCTCGATAACTTCTGGCAGCGCCAGGCGCAACGTCGACTGATTGCAACCGCTCTTGGCTTGTACAACGATAACGTCGCTGCAACCGACGCGTACCACACCCAGAACGACATGGTTATCGACGTGTCCGCCACTCTGGGCTTCGACGCAGGCGCATTCATCGACGCAACCCAGACTATGGGCGACGCGCTGATGGGTTCTACCGGTGAAGTGCTGGGTGCTACCGCGATGCACAGCTTCGTGTACGGCCAGGCGCGTAAAGCAAACCTGATTGACTTCATCCGTGACTCCGAAAACAACACCATGTTTGCCACCTATCAGGGCTACCGCGTGGTTGTTGACGACAGCATGACCGTCGTAGGCACGGGTAACGACCGTAAGTTTATCAGCATCATCTTCGGCAACGGCGCAATCGGCTACGGCGAAGGCACCCCAACCAACCCACTGGAATACGAGCGTGAAGCATCTCGCGGCAACGGTGGCGGTGTTGAAACCCTGTGGACCCGTAAAACCTGGCTGCTGCACCCACTCGGCTACAGCTTCACCAGCGCGGTAATCACCGGTAACGGCTCCGAAACCATCGCCCGCTCTGCTTCCTGGCAGGACCTGGCGAACGCCACCAACTGGAACCGCGTAGTAGAACGTAAACACGTTCCTATTGCGTTCCTGGTTACTGGCGTAGGCGCGTAACGGTAGCGTATAATCGAGAGGGGCTACGGCCCCTCTTTTCACATTCATACAGGAGAAATGTATGGCTACTGGTAAAGGGCTGCCGCGCAGTCTGAAAGGCGCTAAAATTAGCGCGGCCTGGGCGGATATTACGGGTAAACCTACCACGTTTACGCCAACCGTAGGGACCTCGGCAACCACCGCAATGGCCGGGAATAAAGTTCCTACTTCAACTCAGCGAGGCGGTGTTCTACTGCAAGCGGCGCAGGCCGACTCCGCAGCAGCGCCAACTCAGGCGGAATTTAATGCGTTGTTAGCAAAACTTCGCGCCGCGGGCATTATCACACCTTAAACAGGAGCATTGAAAAATGGTTGACGTAATCAAACGCCGCACCACTGGTGTAGACGACGCAAACGACGACGGCCAGGTTGAGATTGTCATGGAGAACATTTCTCCTGCGTCCTTCTCCACCGGTCTTAACGACACCACCGCCGTAACTGCACCGGCGGCACTGACGCTTACCGTGGTCGCGGCTGGCGGCCAGGCCCCATACAGTTATCAGTGGTTCAAGAACGGTAACGCCGTTTCTGGCGCAACGGCAGCTACTTACTCCAAGACGCCTTCCGTCGCCGGGACTGATTCCGGTACTTACAAAGTTGTTGTCCAGGATGGTTATGGTAATATCATCTCAGACAGCACCGTTGTAACAGTATCTTAATTAAACGGCCCTTCGGGGCCGTCATAAGGAATCATGATGGCTAATGACAATTACGTAATCCGCGAGAAGTATAACGGTTTGGTTGAAATCGACGGCCAGCTCGTACCGCAGCGCGGAACTGTGCTGCCGGAAGAACTGGTAGCTACACAGCCAGACGATGAAGAAGCGCATAACAACGGTGGTGGTGCCGAACCTAAACGCCGTCGTCGCCGCACGTTCGAGGAATAACCAATGGCTTTAGTCGTCGAAGATGGTTCTATCGTTGCCGGGGCTGACAGCTATCTTAGCCTGTCGGACGCTCGCGCACTGGCGGCTAAATACGGCTATGCCCTACCCGCTGACGATACGGAAGCGGAAGCCGCACTGCGTAACGGCGCTATGTACGTCGGTTTGCAGGAGCCTGCTATGTGCGGTCGCCGCGTGTCAGCGTCACAGTCTTTATCCTTCCCGCGCACCGGTATTAGCCTGTACGGTTTTCCTGTAGCTAATAATGTTATCCCTGACCAGGTAAAACTGGCGCAGGTTATTGCGGGCGTTGAATACGGAAATGGTGCAGATGTGCGTGCCAGCTCCGACGGGCGCATAACGACTATGGAGCGTGTAGAAGGAGCGGTGACGGTTCAATACGCCAACAACGGCAACACTGGCGCGACAA